AACAGAGTTTCCAAACTTACCACGGATTTGCCCTAGAGTTTCTTTTGAGAGAGCCAAGGCAAATCTACGAATCCATTGTTGTCCCATGGAATTTATGCTATCAAACGGAAGATTTTCGAAAGGAAGAGTGTTAACATTATTGATGCCATCCACTCCCGTGTCATAAGATCCAGTTGCAAACGCATCGTTTGTTTCGATTGTAAATCTAAACCAAAACTTTTCTGGTGTAACATCATCTGGAGTCGGATAGATTCTAAGCTTGTTGTTAATAATTTCATAGCTGTAATGTGAGGTTCTTGTGTAAAGATGGTCCTCATACATAATGGCTTGCATCTTATTTTGCCATGTTGGAACAACCTGAAAGGATGAGTCATCAGAATATTGTCCATAGTTATGAAGGTCTCCAGTGACATTTAGACCACCATAATAACCATAAAATCTCCACATTTGTCGTGGGGTTACATAATAAACTTGTCTAATCTTGATTCTTTCATTTCCAACCAGACCAGCATAAGGAGCACTTCCTGTTGCAGATGCGCTTACAATTTGCTGTAAATCATAATCTTGCTGATTTGCTACTCTATCAAAAGACGCAGAATAAATAGGAGTAGTTCCTCCAACAACTGCTTCTGTTGAGAACTTATCAGCTATTCTGAAAGCGTAATCAAACAAAAACTTTGGATATTTCAAAGATTTGTTTTCGGTCCCACTAACGTTCCCTTGATGATCAAAAGATCCTGTTTCTCCACCCAAGGCACTTCCAAGAGTGTTTCTCGCTTGATGTAGATTTATAATGTAAGAATATTCTAAAACTGCTTCTTCATAATGATTGTAAACATTACCAGCAGTCAATTCGATATCTAAAACATCACCACCCAATCTTTTATAGGTGTAGGCAACTTGAGCAGCAGCACCAGATAAGAAAGGTACACTTCCACTATAAAACCCAATTGCTAAAGAATCAGCAACGTCACTTTCAGAACCTGTTGAAGGTAAGATAATCGCCGATGTGGTCGATGTTGGTGTTAAACTTGGAAAAGCCATTCGTTAATCCTCCGCTATTTGTAAATAGTTCTATCTAATAGAAACCTCCGATCTTGTGAAAATCGGAGGCTAGTCAAATAGACAAATTTTTTATTATTTGGAGGATTTTTTCTTTCTAGGAGATCTTTTGCGTCTAGTGGTCGTCTTAGGTTTCTCCTCAACCACTTCTTCTACAGCTTCAATGGCTTGTTCCTGTTCGGGAACTTTTTCTTCTTTTTCGGCACTTACATCTACAGTTTGTTCCTGTTCGGGAACTTTTTCTATAGCTTTTTTCATTTCTTCAATTGCAACAGAATTTTCTTTTCCCACAGAAGGATTAGCCGCAGCTTTTCTTGCTGCAAGTTTTTGTAATAGTCTTATTCGTTTGGCTTTTCTACCCATAATATTTCTCCTATAACTTTATAAATAGTCTCAAAAAAATAAAACCCCCCCAACGAAAAGCTGGGAGGGCTTCTTTTGTTATCAACCTAACGATTAAGCGCCAGTAGATCCAGACTCACCAAGAAGTCCACGAACGATAACCAATCCGTACATATCAGGACGAACCATCTTCTTCGCGTAACGAGTCATAACACCCTTACGAGGAACGAAGTCTTCAGGCCCAAAGATAGTTGGAGTAGTTTGAAGAGGCACGTAAGGAGCGTAAACGTATCCAGACTCAAGGAAAGAGTTTCCTTTACGTCCAACAAGGATAGCGTTACGTGGGAAGTAAGGATCAACGATAACGTCGAACTTACGGTTCAAAGAACCAACCTTAACAGCACCGATTTCGCCTTTGTCTGCATCAGCAGTAACGTTAGCACGGAAACCAGCAGTGAACTCAAGGATGTTAGCAACTTCAGGTCCACAAACCACGAAGTTAGCACCACCACGAAGAGTCTTTCTGTGGATTTGAGCAGAAACGTCATTGATAGTTTCGATCAAAGTTTCGTACCATTCAGAAACAGTACCGGTGAAGTCAGGAGCAGCAGCAGAAGCACCAACTTCAGCACCAGTTTCACGGTTTACGAACAATCCGGGAGAACGAGACCAGTAGTACTTAGCAGCAGTTGCGCCTTTTACAAGGTCTTCCAAGATTTCACGATCGATTTCAAGAGCGATTTGCTCAGAAAGGATAGAAGTCAATTCAACTTCAGCATCCAAGTTGTGGTAAGCGTTCAAGTCTTGTCCCAATTCAGGAGTCCACTTAGCTTTCAACTTCTTGGTCATAGCTGTGATTGCAAGAGAATCAACTTTGATGTCGATTTCAGGAATCTCAGTGTTGTTTTCAAGACCCCAGTTAGCGTTACCGATAACAGCACCAGTAGCACCACCAGCTTCGAAAACGTCCTTAAGAGGAACAGAAGCAGAAGCAACAGCGTCCAAAGAAGAAGACAATTGGTCTTGAGTTCTAGAAGCGTCATAACTTACAGCAGTCAACAAAACTTTAGTGCTGTCCGTTGGGTCAACACGAGTCAAACGACGAGCTTGATCAGCGTTAGTAAGTTGCCCAGAAGCAGGACGAGTAAGGTCGATTGCTACGTAGTCATCTTGATTGAACAAGTTTGCACCAGCAGCTTCAAGCTCAGAAAGAGGAACAGAAGCAACTGCGAAAGTAGAACCACTTGGAAGGTCAGCATCGAAACGAAGAAGACGATCGATTTCGTAACCTGCTATAGCACCACCAGTAGTGAAATCAGGGATACCACCGTCAGTTACAGAACCAGAAGCAACGATAGTAGTAGTGATTTCGATAGAACCAGTTGGAGAAGCATAACCGTTGTTAAGAGAGTAAGCGCCTCTCTCAGCATAGTTTTGTGCCAAAGAAACACCGTCAGCGATGTCTTTACCAACTTTGTCAGTACCGTAAACAGACTCACCAGCTTCGTTACCAAGACGAGAACCGTTGTAAGTGAAATCCAAGAAGAAAATCAATCCACTTGGAAGAGACATTGGTTGAACAGAAACCAAGTCGTTAGCAATCAATCCAGCGAATACACGACGAACGATTGGGAAAGCCACAGCAGCGAAACCTTCAACATTTTGTCCAGCCATAGTGCTAGATTCACGAAGAAGTTCTTTTGCTTGGTTTTCAAGAAGACGAGCCATGTTAGACTTGTCTTGATCATTTTGAAGGCCTTCAAGCAAACCAGTTTGAGACCACTTGTTAAGAAGAGCAGCGCCTTCTTGCTTAAGGTCACGATTTACGATACCTTCGGTTAATTTTTCAATAAGAGACATTATATTAACCTCCTTAAATATTGTTATTTAATGCCTGCCAACTTCCGCATCTTATCAAAGAATGGATCGGAAGATTGGTTTTCGTTTAAGTTTTGTCTACGATTGAGGATACCAGACAAGTTCGAACGTCGATTAACAGATTCGCTCAGTGATTGTGGCCCTTTCTTTTGATCGGAACCCACTGTGGTCGTTAATGTTTCGTGAAGTTGTTTAGCCTCTTTCGGAGACTCCGCTTTAGCGATGGCTTCGACAATTTTTTGTTTTTGTCGCTCATTCAAGGAGGCATCAGCCAATGTGCGGTTTTGATAAATGAGCTTTGCATTTGAAAGCAAAGTCTCTTCTAGTTTGTCATTCAATTGAAGAACGACAGACTCAAGCTTTTCATTTTGAGTCTTAAGTAAATCGATTGTTTCATAAAGCTCAGGCGTTTTATCATCTTCTTTTTCTTCTTCTTCGCCTTCTGCTTCGTTAAGGTTATCAGCAGCCATTTGCATATCTTGCTCATATTCATTGTGTGCAACGTCTGTGGTTATCCATCCTGCCTTTGTTGCGCCCATGTCTGCTTTGGCTTCTTCTTCAATTACTTCTTCTTGTTCTTCTAGGAGATTCAACAATTCTTGTAATTGAAGTTCTTCTTCGTCAGCCTCTTCTGCTTCTTCTTCTGCAGTTTCGGTTTCTTCTGCTTCTGGAGCAGCTAACAAATCTTCCAAACCTTCTTCTTCGTCTGCAAGTTCTGGAATAGATGTAAGGTCTTCTTCTTCCATTTCATCACCGCGTGGCAGGCGTTGAGCGCGTTAAGCTCCGCGATCTGCACATTCTTCGTGTAAGCCGCGTCGGGATCGCCGTCGCCGAAGCGAACATGCTTCTGGAATGTGTCCCGATTCTCAGGCGTGCTGGCGCTCGTTCGAACGACCCCAAGAAGCTTTCCTTCGGCAATGACGATGCCCATGCCAACGTCGACGAAGCTCTTGCCCGACTTTTCGAGATGCTC